CTTGTGGAGCGCGACCGGCTGAAGGGCGAGGTTACGCGCGAGCGACAAGCCGAGGAGATGGCGCGCGGGATGCGTACATCGTCTATTATTCGGGTGAGGTTTACCGCATGAAGATACTGGACTTTTTAAAGCGGAAACCTCAGCCGCCCAAGCGCCGCGCGTTTGAGGCAGCAAATCAAGGGCGACTCTATAGCGACTGGGTAACAGCCGCGCGCTCGGCGGATAGCGATTTACGATATGCGCTAAAGGTGATGCGCTCACGCTCGCGCGACCTTTGCCAGAATAACGACTATGCGCGACGGTATCTAAACCTAGTGTCTGCCAACGTGGTGGGGCCGAGGGGCATCACGCTACAGGTGCGCGCACGCGAGTCTAATCAAGTCCTCGATCAAGTTGCTAACCAGCAATTAGAGGCAGCGTTCTACGCTTGGGGTATGCCTGGCGTTTGCACGGTTGACGGTAAGTTGTCGTGGGTGGACGCGCAGCGCGTATTCATTGAATCGGTCGCGCGCGATGGCGAATGCTTTGTATTGTTTGTCGAGGACAATGCCAATCCGTATCGGTTCCGGTTGCAGTTTATTGATGCAGATTTGATCGACCAAGACAAGAACGAGGTCTTGGCGAACGGGAACCAGATAAGAATGGGCGTTGAGGTTGACCCGGCAGGGCGACCGATTGCGTACTACGTCCGCACGCGACATCCCGACGATTACCAGATCGGGATGGGCCAATCGAACAAGGAAGTCAGAATCCCGGCAGATCGTATGCTGCACTCGTTCCGCGCGGATCGAATCGGGCAGACGCGCGGTGCGCCGTGGACGGCTACCGCGATGACGCGCTTGAAGATGCTCGGCGGATACGAGGAAGCGGAACTAATTGCCGCGCGCGTATCGGCCAGCAAGATGGGATTCTTTGTCAGCGAAAGCGGCGATGAGTATCAGGCTGACGGCCCGCTTGGCGATGGTTCGTTGCAGATGGATATGCAGCCGGGTACGTTTAACCAACTGCCCGCAGGCGTTGACTTCAAGCCATACGACCCGCAGCACCCTAGCACTGCTTTTCGAGACTTTGAGAAGGCAATGCTGCGCGGTATCGCGTCGGGCCTCGGCGTGTCTTATACGTCCCTGGCGAATGATCTTGAGGCGGTGTCGTACTCAAGCATTCGACAGGGCTTGCTTGAGGAGCGCGATTACTGGCGCATGGTTCAGCATTGGATGATTGACCATTTCTGCCAGCCGGTCTATCTGCGCTGGCTGCGGCAGACGCTCGACTCTGGCGTTGTCAACCTTCCGGCCGCAAAATATTGGAAATTTTCTGCGACGCAGTGGGTGCCGCGCGGTTGGCAGTGGGTAGACCCGCGCAACGAGGCCGAGGCGCAGATTGTCGCTATCAACAACGGATTGATGACCCGCACGCAGGCGCTTGCCGAGCGTGGGTTAGACATTGAAGACGTGCTGACCGAGCGACGCGCTGAGGAAGAAATGATTGCCGCTATGGGAATTAACCTCTCCGGCAATACCACGACGCAGCCGGTGCAGCAGCCGATACCGCAGGAGGGAGCATAATGGCAGGCCATTACGATTTCCTTTGCGAGCAGGGCGCGACGTTTACAAGACAGGTGAAATGGCGCGACTCCAACCAAGTTCCCGTTGACTTGACGAGTTACACCGCGCGAATGCAAGTACGCTCGACTGCGGACTCAAGCATTGTCGCGCTATCGCTGACGACCGAGAACGGCGGTATAGCACTCGGTGGCACTGCCGGGACTATCGACCTTTTAGCGACTGCTACGCAGACGGCCGCTATTGAGGCGGGCGATTACGTGTATGACCTTGAGTTGGTTTTTAGTTCGACGGTGTATCGCGTGCTGCAAGGTTGTTTCGTGATTGACGCGGAGGTTACGCGGTGAGCGTGACTACCGTACAAGTCACGGAGCAACCGTGGGCGGTTGAGGTCGAAGAGACCACGCAGACCGTACTCGTAAGCATTCCAGGCCCGGTTATGGGCGGCGCGAATACGTCGATCACCTCGCTCGGCGGTATCACAGGCGCGATTCAGACGCCGACGTTTATTGACTTTGCGACCGGCGCGACTGTGCCGGATGCAACGGCGCGCGTCACATGGAACGATGCAGCCGGAACGTTGCAAGTCGGTATGACCGGTAACGTACAGGCCGACATCGGGCAGACACTTTATGCCTTCGTGCATAACGCCGAAGGCGCGACGATCAACAAGGGCCAAGCGGTCTATCTGTACCAAGCGGCTGGCAACAAGGCATCAATTCGGCTGGCGTACAACACCAGCGATGCGTACTCAGCCAAGACGCTCGGGCTTGCTGCCGAAACAATTGGGGCAAACCAAAACGGCATGGTGATATGCCAAGGCGTGCTCGATGGGATTGACACGTCAGCCTATGCCGAAGGTGCAACGTTGTACCTCGGCGCTACTGCCGGGTCGTTGACCTCGACCAAGCCGAGCGCGCCGAATCACCTTGTGTATATCGGCGTGGTCGAGCGCGCGAATGCGGGCAACGGTCAGATTTATGTCCGGCCGCAAAATGGCTACGAACTTGAGGAACTGCACAACGTCCAGATCGTAACCCCGGCGAACGGGCAGACGATCCTTTACGACGCCTCGACCGGGCTTTGGAAGAATGCGAATCTGACCGCAGGTGCGGGCATCACGATTACGAACGGCGCGGGCAGCGCGACGATTGCCGCGATCAATAGCGGCACGGTCACAAGCGTTGAGGTGAGCGGTGGCAGCACTGGGCTTACCACCAGCGGCGGGCCGATCACGGGTGCAGGAACGATTACGATTGCGGGCACGCTTGCGGTTGCGAGCGGTGGCACAGGGGCCACGGATGCCGCAACGGCGCGCAGCAATTTGAGCGCGGCAGGCTCCGGCGCGGTCACCGCCTCCGGCATCACGATGTCGAGCGCGCGCCTGCTCGGTCGCACGACGGCCAGCACCGGAGCAGTGGAGGAAATAACCGTAGGCTCTGGCTTGACCTTTACGGGCGGCACGCTCGCGGCCACAGGCGGCGGCTCTGGCACGGTCACAAGCGTTGATGTCAGCGGCGGCACAACGGGCCTCACAACGTCCGGAGGCCCGATTACAGGGGCCGGGACGATAACCCTTGCTGGCACATTGGCTGTTGCCAACGGCGGCACAGGGGCCACCACGCTCACCGGAATAGTGAAGGGCAACGGGACGTCGGCGTTTACTGCCGCCTCGGCTGGCACAGACTACCTCGCGCCGTTTGGCTCGCAGACGCAGGCACACGTGTATGCAGCCCCGTCTGGGTCTGCTGGCGTGCCGTCTTTCCGCGCGCTCGTGGCATCGGACATTCCGACGCTCAACCAGAATACGACCGGCACGGCGTCGAATGTCACCGGAACAGTAGCGATTGCGAACGGCGGCAGCGGACAGACTAGCGCACAGGCTGCGATCAATGCGTTTGCTGGCGCAGTCACAAGCGGCCAGTATCTGCGAGGCAATGGCACGAATGTCGTGATGTCGGCTATTCAAGCCGCCGACGTGCCGACCTTGAACCAAAACACCACCGGCACGGCTGCGAACGTAACCGGCACGGTGGCCGTAGCGAATGGCGGCACAGGCGCGACCGATGCGGCGACCGCGCGTAGTAATCTGACCGCACAGAAAACCATCACCTCCGGCACGGCTGCGCCGACCGGCGGCAGTGATGGCGACATTTACCTACAGTACACGTAAGGGTGACGCATGGCGGATAACGTAGGATATACACCAGGAAGCGGCGCAACCGTCGCAGCCGATGACATTGGCGGGGTGCTGTATCAGCGCATCAAGCCGACATTCGGCGCGGACGGGTCGGCCGTTGACGTGTCATCGGCTAACCCGATGCCGGTGGCAGACGCTACTGCTGAGGACACCCGGCAAAGCATGGTAACGCTGCTGACGCGCATTTTGAACTATTTCAACGCGCCAATGGGCTACGACAAGTCCTTGCAGCGGCAGCGCGGTACGGTGGTTGTGGAATCCGGCACGGTTACAACGGTGACGACTGTCACCACGGTTACCACCTGTGCGACGGTTACTAACCTTTCGACGATTGATACATTGCAGGGTCGAATTCAAGTTTACGGCGCAAACCTTTCTGCCTGGTCGGATTGCGTCCGATCACGAATTACTTGAGGATTTAACATGGCTAACACGTTTAAGAAAGTTATCGACCGATTGATGTGGGCGCAGGTTGCGCCGACACCTAACGCTCATGCTGCCGCAA